CACGAATGGCGCCATGGCCGCAGCGACCGCAGCTCCTGCCGCAATTGCAGCCACTGGGCCCTCTGGTGCCGCCGCCGCCGCCGCTTCAGTAGCTGCCAGGCCAGCATCACTGGTAGCCGCCGCCGCATTACCAGCGGTCTCAGCAGCCTTGGTGGCAATCGTTTCAGCAGCGGCAGTTGCGTCATCAATTTTGATAGCCGTGCTGACCGCCTTGTGAGCGAATAGTTTTTGGAACTCCATCGAGACCCACTGGGCCAACCTGCGCGCCAATGTCGCGAAGATGCTCGCGTTGGCCGCCTGATCGATCGCGTCCATCTGCACCTGGGAGGACTTGTGAATGATGACCTTCGTGAGCTCGTACTGCGCCCATCGCAGGGCGAGCTTGGCAATTGATGTCGTGGCATCCTGGACCAGCCGTCCCTCGGCATCCTGGAAGGCCTTCACGAAGCTTTCTTGCCCGGTCGCCCATCGTCCAATCATCTGCGCCTGCTCCTCGGTCAACTGATCGAAGAACTGCTTGTAAAGCTTCTCCTGCGTGGTAAGTGCCTTCTCAGTGTCTTTCTGCTGCCGATCAAGCCTGGCTGCGTCGAGCTCAGCCAGCTTCTTGTCCAGGCCAGCGCGTTTCGTCGCATAGTCGGTGTCAAGCGGATTCAACAGTTTGATCTGACGCTGAACGGCCGCCTCTTGAATCCTGGCCATCTGTGAATCGAGATTCTGTTCAATCGCCAAGCGCTGGCTGGCAGAGATCCGCCCAACGCTCTCCAGGAACGCCGCGTGGTCGCGTTCCCGTGTGATTTCCTTCTCCTGCATCTCGTCGCCTGTTTCGGCATCGATCTCCCGTGCCTTGCGTTCGTCAGCCGTGCGCTTGAAATCAAGCTCCTGTTTCTGCTCGAAAACCTTTACCTCAGCCGCGATCTCGGCTTCCTTGTACTTTTCAGTTGCTGCTACTCGCTTCTCGAATTCAGTCTGCTGTTTCTCGCTCGCGTGCGCGTCGATCTCAGCCATCTGGGCAGACGCATGGTCGGCCGCCGCGGTCATCTTCCCAGCCAGTTGCGTATCACGTTCTGCGTCTGGAGTTTTGAATTTCAATGCCCGGCGCCGTTTGATGCCTTCCTCTTCGATGTCCAGCTCCTGCTGAACGAATGCCTTTAGCATCCCGGCCTCGACCTCAGCGTCCAGATGTAGGTCTTTGGCGCGCTCCTCGAAACCAGTCCTGGCAACCTGAATGAGTGCCTTCTGGTGAGCGGTCTCCGCCTCTATCGCCGTATCTTTGGCTTTGGCTGGGTCCTGCTCGGCCGCCTTCAGATCCGCCTTTAGCTTCTCCGCTTGGGCCGTCAATACCTTTAGTTTGGATTCGTCGACCACGTTGAACGTCTTCGGATTGGCGAGAGATGCCTCTAACTTTTTGCGTTCGCCTTCAATATCCTCCAGCGACCGCTTCATCCCATCCACCGTGTGGTCGAAGGTCCTTTTCCAATTCTCAGCAACCTCTTTGTTCTTCTTGGCAATTTGCTCCGTCAAGGTCATGCCGACATCGGTAGACCAGTGCTCGGATTCTGATAATGCAGCCTCTAATGCCTTTCGTCCCTCCAATTCGATACTGTTCGCCATTGCTTCATCGCGAGTCACGCCCTGATGAGCCTGTGCGCCCGATACTACCGAAGTGACATATTTCACAACGATTGTTACAGGCTTAGAGGCCACAGCCGCAATCGCTTCTTTGAGATGCTCCCACGCGAGAGAAAGTTCATTCGTTTTTTCGCGAGCCTCTAACAGTTTATCGACTTGGTTTTTGTCGAGTTGCCCGCCGAGAGCCTCGACAGCTTCTGACAACTTGTCATAGTTTTCGATCAGAGGGAGCAACTGATACGAGGCCCGACTGAGCAGCTTATGCGCCTTTTCGATGCGCTCCGTTTTGTCTGGTATGGCGGCCAACTTCTCCAGCACCTCCAACAACGCCGGTCCAGCTTCAGTAGCCTCGACGCCCATCTCCTTCAGCACATCAGCCACTTGCTTGCCGCTCCCAGCAGGGTCTCGCAGACCCTCAGCCAGCCGAAACGATGCTCTCACTAACCCGTTGATATCGCTATCCACAAGGCGCGCCATCTCGCTAAGCTTCTTCGTTTGATCGAAGGTAAGCCCGAGCATATTGCCAAGGTTCTGCGTCTGCCTGGCTGCGAGCCCTTCCTCGTTGACCAGTTCAAACATCTCATGCGCCAGTTCTGCGACAGCGGCGCCGGCAGCGAGCGCGACCACACCACCAGCCCCTAGCTTTTCAATAAACCCCTTCACCGCTTCCTGCGACGCCGCTACCGGGTGCTCGATAAACTCAGCGATGCGCTCCCCGAACGTCTCAATCCAGCTGCTCTTTTCCTGGATCTCGTGCATGTTAGCGGCGGTTGCGCTGGCCGCCACTCCAGCATGACCAACAGACGAAGCCCATCCGTCAAGAACACCCCCCATGCTGGCAAATTTGGTCTGTGTAGCGTCCACAGCAGCATGCGCCTGAGTCAGCGTGCTGGCGAAGGACCCGAAGACATCCCCAAGATCGTTAACCTTCGAAGCGAGGCTGGCCGCAGAATTGGCAGCAGCATTGAAGACCGGTGTCGTCTCGTCTGTCGCTGTTATTCTTACGCTTGCGTCGTCTGGCACTGTGCGATGTCCTCTTGAATCTTGCGAAACATGCTTTTCACTTCTTCAGGAACCGGCCCGCAGTGGGGCAGATTGTAGTCAGAGGCAAAGGCTTGCGCATCAGCCGTCTTCTCGGCTTCGATCCGCCGCGGGACGGCCGAAACCGGCTCACGATTCCCTCTCGGAGCCGACTCGTCTCCACCACCTGGACCACGTTTAAGTTGGAATCCAACGATGAGCAGATCGTCGATGCGCTGCTCGTTGATAGGCGGGCATTCGTCCCACCACGCGAGTAGGGACCAGAGCTCATCGAGCCCAAGGTCCCACGCTTCGCTGGGACGAATGTGAATGTTGGTCGCGATGCGCCCATAGATTGCCGACCAGTCTATTTCTGACCAAGGTCTGCGGGCGCCAGTTCTTCCGGGCTTTTGATCCGCTTTACGGTTTCGGCAGTCATCCCTAGAGCAGCTCGGTACACGTCGAGTATATTGCCCTCAGTGAAGAAGTCGTCAATCTCTTCCGTCGTCAGCTCGTAGTTACGTTGCAGTGCTGCAAGCCCGACCATCTTCCATGCTGACTTCTTCTCGCGAACGCTTCGGCGATAGATCTTCCAGTCCTCGTTGGTCGCCACCGCACTGGGAGATACGAGGCTGATGTCCTTGTCTAGCTCGCCGCTCAGTTCCTCGGCCTGCTTACAGGTAAGCGGCGGCACGATGAGAAACGTGTCACCCCATTCGAACGGGACGCCGCGGTACTTCACGGCGCCCCGGCACTTCGTCGTATCGATCGTTGTCATGGAAACCCTCCATTTCCAGTCCTGCCACGTCCGCTACGCTTCGATTAGCAGAATGTCGCACACGCAGCCTGCCGTGTTGGCCTTTAGCGCCGGCGCGGCCGCGATAAACACGCCCATCGCCACTCCACCGGCTGGTATCTTGATACCGCTCGTCGCCCCACCAGAAGACACGTAGATCTCGACGTAGTTGGTCAAGTCCTTGTTGACGATCAGAAACCAACCAGGCGTCGTGATGCCACCGAGCGGAATTGCCGTCGCCGAGGTCGGCACCGACATGCTGAACCGCTCATAGTTCGTCCCGGCCATCGTGAAGTTCGCCTGCGCGAACTGCAGGGCCGCACTTAGAGACCCTTTCGTAAACCCAAGATTGCCACTCGCCTGAATCTCATTCGCCATCGAAGTCTCCTTTGCTAAACTATTGACTGAGGGTCGCCTACTCGACGGAGAACAAGCGGATTTCCTGGTCCGCCGGCGACCCGAAACACTTCCAGGATTCGTTCCCAGGAGGACGAACAATGCTGATCTACCTGATTACGAACGCGGCCAATGGAAAACTGTACGTTGGCCAAACGAACAAGCACAGTGCTGAGGACCGCCTCGTCCAACACTTTGGAGCATCGCGACGCGGCGGCATGCAGCTTATTTGCCGCGCCATCCGCAAACATGGCGAGCAGTCCTTTACCATCCAAGTATTGGCCCGTGGCGCGACTCGTGACGATCTGAACCGCTTGGAGCGCCAGTACATCGCAGCGCTTCGAACCACCGATCCATCGATAGGGTACAACCAAACCAGTGGAGGAGTCGCTACCGTTAATGAGGGTCCATTGTCCCCCGAGCATCGCAGGAAGATCAGTGAGACGCAGAAGGCGAACCCAAATCGCGCCATGCTTGGACGTAAGCATTCTCCTGAGAGTATCGCTGCCATGAGTGCGTCCAAGAAAGGCAAGCCAAAAACGGACGATCATCGTCGCAAGCTGTCTCAGTCTATAACCGGATCTAGACCAAACGTATCGCCAGAAGTTCGCGCCAAGAGATCCGAGGCTATGAAAGGGAACACTCGTGGATTGGGATACAAACACACTCCTGATGAGCTCGCTAAGATAAGCGCCGCTTCGAAGGGTAATAAATTTCGCCAAGGATCAACCCTTTCGCCAGAACATCGAGCCGCCCTACGTGCTGGAGCGGCCCGCTATTACGACGAACTACACAAAAAGGTCTCGCAGAATCTGCCTGAGCAGTATTCGTTAGACCTCTAAGCTAGTTGTCTGCATAGAGATATGCTATGTTTGACAAACTGTCGGAAAATGCACCGAACTCCTGGTCGGCCAGCGTCCAGTCGGTGTTCTTTTGGGGCAGCGAAACCTTCGTCGCGATGCAAGCGGGGAAGCGGATGGCTAGGTTGTTCGACCAGTTGCCATTAGCGATCCAGAGGTTGAACACCGGTTGGGCACCCATCGGCCTGTTCACGATTGTCACCGCCGCGCCGCCGGCAATCGAGTAGGTGTAGCTGATGAACAGCGGTCCGGTCTGCGATGCGTTGAAAGTATAAACTGCGCCTGTGACCGAATACTGCCCAACGGCCGGCGTAGCGTGGAGAACCATCGGGTTTCCGTTGGCATCAATGACGCCCTGGTCGGAGTCGAACGTGCCTCCGCCTGGAGGTGTGATAGTGATGCTGGCAGCAGCGGTATGGCTTTCATTCGGAACGAATAAAATCTGGCCCGTTCCAACTGTGTTGCCAAAGTTGAGGTCGTTGAGACCCTTTGCAGACAGCTTTGCGTACTTCGCCTTGATATCCATCTTGCCCTCGCCGCGCGCGATGGCGACCGGCCACTGAAGCTGCCCCATGAGTGGCTTGGGCGTGAAGCTGCAATCGACAGAGATGTCTTGCAGCGTGATCAACTGCGTAGGGGTCGGATTGCCAGCCGCGTTCGAGCCGTACGGTGTAACGACGGCGTATCCGATTCCGAACTGATAGAAAGCCATAGACTTAGGTCTCCTTTAAGGTGTTAGATCGTTACGATTCTGACAGGAACATGGGCCGTAGCCTGATTGCCGATAGAGCCAGCAAAAGCTTTCCCATCACCAAACAGTCTTATTTCATCCACCAGACCACCAAGCCTATTCGGGGTGGAGCCGAGTACCGACTGGCCCGGGAAGAGTGCTTCGATCCCGTCGAGGATGGGATTGAGGAACGTTGCCGGCGCCGTTGATTCATCTGGAGCCCAGGCGTAGATGCACAGCATGACATCCAATTCCCACTTGTAGGGGAGCCCGCGCGCCGACATTGGATTCTCGCCGATCTGCTCGAGGAAGATCGCCGGCTGCATGCCTGGGTCGACGTTCGTTCCTTTCGGCGGCCGACGCGAGGTGGTGAGGACTCCTGGCACCTTCGCAACGGTGTTCATCATGGCCTGGTAGATCGTTTCCCGATTGGGCGATAGCGGCACCGGCGAGTTGAACGCAACAGGATTGCCGGCACTGTCTGTCAGCGGAGCGAATAGCGTCAACTGTCGTATGCTGTCGATCGACTTGATCCGCAGAGGGTTTCGAATCTGGGTGTTGAGCACCACCTCCAGATTCACCCACTCTGGGGCGAACTGCTGGCAGAAGCCGCCGCCGCGGTTGTAGGTGACAACCGTCCCGGTAATGTCGGTCGTCACCGAGCAGAGCTGGTTCATGCGACCGCCTCTTGGATAGCCGCGCGAATCTCGCGCAAGGCTGGATCCCGATATTCCCGTAGCGATGACCGCATGAAGCTTCGCTCTGGATATGTGGCCGTGTGCTCACGTACCCAGTATTCTCGTCCCTGTGCGCTGTGGCTCAGGTGCGCTGGGATCAGGAAGGTTCCGCCCCACTCGTGGACGACGGCGTATGGCGCCAGCGTTCCTGCCTGCACCACGGCAGAGATTGTATTGCCGTTCTCCTCCAGGTGCTGCTGAATGCTGCGAACCAGCTTCCCGGACCGATGGTGGAGGACCTGCCCCTCGAGCTTCTGGGTCATGATGTACGACTGCAAGCCAATGGCAATCCGCGCCATGGCGACGCGTAGGGAGTCGTGCAGCCGTCTCGATGCAGTCCTCAGCTGCACCGCTAAGGCTGTGACCGTCTCTGTGACCGTGAAAGGCATGTCAGAACGAGTTGTAGGCTCGGTAGTACCTGATGACGCGCACTGCGTCTGGCGGAATGTCCCAAGAGCGGAAGCTGGCAACCTCTCCGGCCATGCCCTGTGAGGCTTGATCGATTGTTGACCGGCGCCGAAGCGTTTGTACCACCACCAGTCGAACCTTTTCCTCGAGGTCGTACGGAACCGCGTCGAAGCCGGCCACATAGACCAGCCGGATATTCTGTATCCCGCGCACGAAGCTAAAGACTGACCCAATTCTCGCGTACGCTGCGCTGAACCCGAGTGGTGCCCCGCAGGAACCCCATCCGCCGCCGTAGCCGCGAATGGCGATTGACTTGGCCGACGCGTCAATCACATAACCTGCAGTCCGATCGTCCGTCGACGGCTTCATGTCCTTGCCGTTGATCGTCAGACTCACGACCGACCGTATCGGCCAGTTGCAGAAGAACTGCCGCTCGGTACCGCTCCCGTCCGCACGCTCATCGAACTGCATGCGTCCGGCGAACGGCGTAGCGAACGGCTTCCCGTACTGCACCTGATAGTTTAGGAAATCCTGCCAGGTGACCGGGATGGTCCCATCCGCCGGCCCGCGCCCAGTCATCCGCATCACCTCAGCCGAAAACTCTGTGATGCATCGCTGAATCTCGACGTCTTCGCCCAAATACGCGATCGCCCCGGCGCCCGTTCCGCCAGATGGGAATATGAGGTTAGGAGTGGCCGTGTACCCGCTGCCGCTGCCAACCGCCGGCTTGTTCGTCTGCGTCAGCGTCAAATACTGCACTACCCCGCCGACAGCCACCCCATTGAGCTGAGCTCCTGACCCGTTCCCATCCGCTGGCGCCACGAGGACGCTGAACGAGTCAGGATAGCCAGCGCCACCACTCAGCAACTGGACACTGGTGATCGGCTGCCCGCCCTGCCCGAGCTGGAGCTTGCCGCGGACAGCATCGATGGTTGTCAGATCAATTGGGTTTGGCATTCTGAATCCCGCCCGCTTCGATCTTCTACGCCGTGAGAGGCTTGAAACAAGCAGTGATAGACTCTTCGAGCGGTTCGACGCTGAATGCTTGGACAACGTCCCCAGCGTTTGCCCGTTGCGGAACTCCGTTGATTGTGAGGTAGAGGTAGTTCACGAGAGGAACCGGATACCCAGCCGCCAGGTCAGGGGTGGCGATAACAGGAGGGGCTTCCTTCTTCACCGTCGCCCCGAGAGCTGCAGCAATCTTCGCGGTCGGGATATCGAGAAGGGCGCACGTCCAGAAAACGAGCGGCGTCGGCTGTGGGGCCAACAGCCACGGCTGTGCCGCTATGTACTCCAGGGTGCGGTCGAAGGAATCTGGCCGGCTGGCAACAGGAACGTGGGTCTGATAGGAAGCCCGCACCAAACCAGCCAAGTTTGGAATACCTGGAGTCGGAGGTGGCGGCGCCGGCGGAGCGGCTTGGAACAGAGTGGCATGATAGCCAAACGGACTGACTGGGAATTGCCCGCCAGGTGGTAGGACTCCAACGGCAAGGATGATCCCGTTGCCGTCGTTGATATTGCCGGCTTGGGTCGCCTGTCCGATGATCATGAACGATCCGTCCGCCTGAACGGATCCCAGGAACTTCGGCCACGGTCCAGGCTCCCAAGGCATCAGGTATCCGATGTCTGGCAGGTTCGGCGTCTGTCCTTCGGCTTCAATTACGAAGAAGTCTCCGGCGGCTACCTGCGGTGCGTTCGGAGAGGAGAATGTGACTGGGCCGGTACCGATATGAAGATCAGAGCCAGGTTTCGGAGCGAGTAGAACTTTGGACATATTGCCTTTCTTTGTACGCTTGTAGAACCATTTTCAAGCAGCGCCCCGATCCGGGGAGAAAAGGGACGCTGCTTCCCTACGAACGTTGCTAGCCTCGAATGGAGGGTAAGAGGCCAGATTCGGACGCAAGCCTTAGTACAACATCGCCACGGGCGCCTTAGCGGCCGTGAACGTGGTCGGCACCGTCATCGGGTTCGGCAGAGTGGCGAACACTTGACCGGTGATCGAACCAGCATCGTGGTCGCCGGCCGCCTGCGTCTGGATCTTGGCGGTGGTCCCGTTGGTCGATACCGCGACGTAGTATTTGCCAGGCGCGGCCTGATACTGTGCCGTGAACGCCACGCGCTGGAACGTGCTGGCAGTTCCCACTGTGGCACCAGCGAGAGCCGAATTGGCGAGCAGGTTCCCCGCGGAGTCGTACAGCGCCACAATCACCTTGTCGGTGCCACCGACCGACCCAATCAGGTACGAGATCCCCGTCAGGAGCTGGTTGCCCTGAATTCGCATCTCGCAGACCCATACGACTGTGGATACGCCGGCCGTGTCCGTTCCGCCGGCCGACAGCGAAGACGGCACAAACCCGCCTGCGTAGAAGTGAGGCCCCAGCACCCCAACCGCATCTTTAGCGATTAGGAGGGACTCGATATTTGCAAGACGCTGGAGCCAAGTCTCCGGCGTTGGCTGAGCAAGCTGTTGATAAGCCATTTTCAATTCTCCAAAGTTTGATAGCTGACGGCGATTGCTCGCCATTTTGAAGCCCCGCTGGCCCGCGGCCAGTAGTCGGCCTCAGACCGCAAAAGCGTATAATGGTTGCGGACGCCCGTGAGGTTTAGAGCCCTCGCAGGCGCCCTGACCGATACGACCTTGAAAGGAGGCCGAATGGCTACATCCGATTGTAAACCGCTTGGACCGTTGACCGAAGCCGATATCGCACGCTTCTGGAGATTTGTGGATAAGACTCCAGGCCAAGGCCCGAAGGGAGAGTGCTGGGGCTGGACTGGCGGCCACAACAAGCGAGGCTATGGAAACATGTACCTGCATGGCGGTCGCAACGCCAGATCGACTCGCGTTGGATACGCCATCCAGAATGGAACCGATCCGTACCCTGACCTTGTTCTTCACCGATGTGACTGGCCACCATGCTCTCGCGGATCGCATCTGTTCACAGGAACACAACTCGATAACCGTCAGGATGCGAAACAGAAGGGCCGCACAGCGACCGGTGACCGCAATGGTAGCCGAACTAAACCAGAGTGCCTGAAACGAGGAGACGACCATCCGATTAGGCTGCATATTGAATATCGCAGACCGAAATATACTCCGGACAGAGTCATTGCCATCCGCGAGTATGCTAAGAGCCATCCTT